GAGGCTTGTGTTGGAAACCGGTTTGAACGTCACGTTTTTCCCGGTGGCTGTGATCTGCGCGTACATCAGGTTCTTGCCGCCATTGGTCATGGCGAAGAAGTATTCGCCTACGACCGGGGCACGGTTGAAACTGAGTACCCGCCAGTCAAAATCCGAGCATGCGGACGTCCAGTATCCGGATAGTATGCGTGTGATGATCAAGGCAGGCAACCCGGTCTCGCCGCGTTGGCCGGCCTCTCCTTTCGCTCCGGTGGCCCCGGTCGCGCCAGTGGCGCCGGCAGGGCCCTGCGGTCCTTGCACTCCCTGCTTGCCTTGCGGTCCGGTGTCGCCTTTGGGGCCTTTGACGTTGCCGAGCAGAATCTTCGTCATATGCGCTCCTTACTTTCCGTCATTGATCATGTAGTACAGGTCGCCCGTCGCCGGATCGTAGGAGACGGGAGCCGCCGACGCGGTGGTCGTATCCGCGTACACGGCGTACAGGTCTCCGTTCGGGTCGACCTGCAGTGTGAAGAATCCGGAAGTTGGCGCCGTCACGCCGCTGGCACCCTGCGGTCCTGTCGGTCCCTGTGGGCCCTGCAGTCCCTGCGCACCTTGTATTCCCTGCTTGCCTTGCGGCCCGGTGGGGCCTGTTGCTCCGGTAGGTCCGGCAGGGCCGGTGTCGCCTTTCGGACCTTGCGGGCCGGTAGGGCCTCCTTCTCCGGCGGGTCCGACATCGCCTTTATCACCCTTGTCACCTTTCAGCCCTTCAGGACCTTGCGGGCCGGTAGGGCCGGCAGCTCCAGTGGCTCCTTTAGGCCCGGTCTCGCCGGTATCGCCCTTCACGCCTTGTGGGCCGACGTCACCTTTTGGACCTTGCGGTCCGGCAGGGCCTTGCGTTCCGATGATGGATTGACGGGAAATCGTCTTTCCCGTGAATAGGCTGCCGGACTGTGAAACGCACTGCCAGACGATGCTGTATTTTCCGCCACCTGACAATGCGGTCGAATATTCGTTGGCGAGTGGTGTTCGGTTCAACCATTCGCTCACGTTCCCCGTGAAAGTGGATCCCACCGGATATTCGCCGACGAGGGATTTCTTCATCACGAGCGCCGGAAGGCCGACGTCGCCTTTAGCTCCCTGAACGCCCTGCGCTCCTTGCTTGCCTTGCGGGCCGGTGGCCCCGGTATCGCCCTTGTCACCTTTGGGGCCTTTGATGTTGCCGATCAATAGTCGCGCCATGTGTCACCTTTCCGGGATGTCCACGTACAGGTTCCCGCTCTCGGAGTCCCAGACGAACGAGGGTGGGTTCGTGTTGTCCGGATAGTTCACGTACAGGTCGCCGTCGCCTTCCATGCTGAGCGTGAAGAAGCCGTTCGAGGGGGCGGATACGCCGCTGTCGCCCTTGTCACCCTTCTCCCCTTGCGGGCCCTGGATGCCTTGGGAACCTTGGATGCCTTGTCTGCCCTGGGGGCCGGTCGCTCCCTGTGGACCCGTGGGACCCTGCGGACCTGTGGAACCCGTCGGGCCTTGCGGTCCCGCCGCGCCGATCGCGCCGGCATCACCCTTATCGCCTTTCTCGCCGCGTATCCCCTGCAGTCCCTGCGGGCCTTCGGGACCGGCGACGCCTTGCGGCCCTCGCTCCCCGATCGCTCCTTTCTCTCCCCGAGGACCGGTGGGTCCGGTCGCTCCGGTGGCCCCCTGTGGTCCTGCGTCGCCCTTGTCGCCCTTCTCCCCTTGCGGACCCTGGTCGCCTTTCGGAAGCCCCAAATTCAAGGTTTTGTCGCTGCCGGCGCCCGTAAGCGACGCGCTTGCCTGTGCACCGGGGGCGAGCGTGTCCACCGAACCGATTTTCAGGCCGGTGATGTAGTCGCCTTTCGGCTGTTTACCCGACAATGCGTTGTTGAGCGAGTCGATGTCGTTTCTGGTCACGTCGGCGCTGAACGTCCAGGCGTCGAGTTTGAGGCCGGCTCCAGCGTAGTAGGCGTGGCCACCATCCCCGATGGAGGATTCTCCGCTGTTGCCGCCGGCGCTGGCACCTCCGGATTCGTAGGTGACGGTGAGCACGCCTCCCGAAACCTTGACGATCTTCTTGGAGATCTCGGCAGTGACGACGAGGCCCGTGTTGTTGTCACGACCCGTGACCAGGTCGCCAACGTCCGCGTCGATGCCGTCGGGAATGTCCACGTCGATGGTGCTGGTGTTCCGAAGCTCCTGGAATTTCTGCCTGCCCTTGTCCTCGAGCTCGTCGGCTTCGGCGTTGGACAACTCGTATGTGGCGGTGCGTTCGTCAAGGCCTTTGAGGGTCTGCGTGTGGCTGAACGTGCCGTTCGCGTCGGCGTACCAGTGGATGACGGTACGGTCCTTGAGTTCGCCCTTGCCCAGGCAGATGAGATGGTTGATCGGGTGCGCCGCCTGTTTGGCGGTGAAGTCGATGAGGTCCGAGTCGATACTGTCGCCGATCGTGCGGACGGGCATGGCGCTCATGGATACCTTGTCGCCGTCATTACGCAACCGGAGTTTGAGTCCGCTTGCCCTGAGCATCTTGACCAGACCGCTGTACAGGTCCACGTACCGGTCGAACTGGCAGGTGGTCTTGTGGTCGGCGCTTTCGTCGGTGACGGTGAACAGGCCTTGCAATCCCGCACGGCTGACGAGCGTGCGCATAATGACGGGAATCGTGCCGGACAGGGTGAGGTAATCGTTGTTCCTGTCCGGTTCGATGATCTTCGAGGCGAGCACTCCATGCCAGTCGCGGCCATGCCATGTGACGGTGGACAGGCCTCCGTCCACGTCGACATCCGTGTCGTCGATGATGCCGCCGTACTCGGTGCCGTCGATCATGATGCGGCTCCCCGCCTTGAGCGCGGCGTCTTCGACCTGCAGGTCGAAGTCGTTCTCCCCGCTACCGAACGCGAGGTCGAGCGTGTATGAGGCGTGGCTCGCCACGGGTTTGCCTGTGGCGTCGGTGACGATCAGGTCCATGGCGGTTCGCTCCTTTCCTCGCAGACCGTCAAGTCGAATTGGAATCCTCCCGGCCAGCTGATCGGCTGTGTTCCGGGCGCGAGCGGTTGGAACACGTACCGGCCGGAATCCTTGCCCGACCCTCGCACGGCCTGCGCGAAGCAGTTTGTGACGAGACCTGTGCCGCTGACCATGGTGACGGTCCTGACATCGCCGGTGCCGTCGATTTCCAGACGCGAGCCGGATGGCACGGTCACGTCGACCTCGTACCGGTTGTTTCCGATGATGACGTACGGTTGCGCGCATGGTCCGAATATCGTGAGCTTGACCGGCTGCGGGATGGACGTGTCGTTGACGATCTCGGCACCCAATGCCATGCCGGCGAAATCATGCGGATAATCATATGGATAGTCAAGGTCGGCGGTTCCGGAATCGTATCGCGGCGTGAAATGCGTCATGGTCGGACGGCGCCACACGCCATCGGCCAGCACGATGGTCAACTGCGTCTCGACCATCGTGGGCGTGATGGATTGCGGTTCGCTTTTCGTGATCCACGCTTTGGCTTCCCATTCGCCGTCGGCCACGAGCGTGCCCGGGTTCCCGGATGCCATGTCGGCGTCCGCGAGGCGGCGCAGTAGGTCGAGCGTGGCCGGAGAATCGTGGATCTTCACGGTGACTGTCGCCTCGCGTGCCTTGCGGGTGATGCCCGTCATGCCACGTGAGGCGAGGCTGTAGTCCCAGACGCGGGCTCGCAGTCCCGTGAGCGTCTCGCCGTACAGCGGCCCCTCGAAGCCGATGCGCTCACCTGTGGCGGCGCACACGTATTCAAGCGATTGCACTTCTCACCTTCCTTGCGAAGTCGCGGTCCCCTATCGTCGGCGTGTATCGGGCGATGATCGATCCGAGGTCGTCGTGCAGCGATTCGACGGCCGCGATGAGTTCCCGCAGATCGCCGTCGCCGGCATTGGCGCCGGTGCCGGCCGTGACGTTCAGCCTGCCGGTCTTCGACCAGTCCGCGTCGGAGAGGCTCATCGTGGAGACGAGCGAATCCATGGAACGGCTGACCACATGCGCGGAATCGTCGATGCCCAATGCCATGCCACGTCCGACCATCACGCCGACCTCGTCGCGGAACACACGCGACGGCGAGTGGATGCCCAAAGCGTTCTTGGCCTTGTCCACCAAGCCCGACAACGCGTTGGTGATGCTGGAATACAACGAGCCGACCATTCCTGTGATGCCGTTGATCAATCCCTGGATGATGTTGCGTCCCGCGCTGACGAGCCAGCTTCCCGCGCCGGACACCGCGCTCCGGACGGTTCCGCCGATCCCGCTCACGACGCTCCCGACACGGCCAACCATGTTGCTTACGGTGCCGACGATGCCGCCCCAGACGCTCGACACAATGCTTCCGACGCCATTCCACAACGCGGCCCACACGCTCCGGATTGTCGAGCATGCGGCGGATACCACTCCGCTGACCATGCCGATGCCGGCGGAGACGACGCCTTGGATGCCGCCCCACACTGCCGACACGATGCCCTGGATGGCCGACCACGCGGCGCTCCAGTTCCCGTTGACGACCGCGAGCGCCAGTTGGATGATGCCTTGGATGACGGCGAGTGCGGTGCTGATGACTGTGGCGATGATGGTCCATGCGCCTTGTACGACGGTGGATATGGTGTTCCAGAGTCCGTTCCAGACCGTGCTGATGATTGTGACGGCGGTTTGGAAGATGGTTTGGATGTTCTGTATTCCTGCTTGCAGGAGTGGTGTGATGGTGGTGATGAATGTTTGGATGCCGGTGATGATCGCGGTGAGCGCGGTCATGATGATGGGGCCGATCGTGTTCCAGACGTTTTGGAGGACGGTGGTGATGAGTGTCCATCCGGTTTGCCAGATTTGTTGGATTTGGCTCATGGTCTGGGTGATGAATATGGCGATGGCTTGCAGGATTGGCTGGCATGCGGTGCTGATCTGGTTCCAGATTCCCATGAACCATGTGGCGAAGCTGTTCCAGAGTCGTTTGCCCGTTTCGGTTTGGGTGAAGAACCATGTCAGCGCGGCCACGACCGCGCCGATGGCCACGACAAGCATGCCGATCGGATTCGCATCCAAGGCAGCGCTGAATGCCAGCTGCACGGCGGTAGCAGCCTTGGTCACCGCGCTCCACGCCGATTGAGCTGCCTTGACAATATTGAACGAGCCGGCGAGTTGCTTCAGTGCTCCAGCCGCGCTTCCCGCGTCGGAGATCTTGCCAATCAAATCGAACGTGGCCGTAGCGGTCTTCTCCACGCCGGAGGCAGTCGCGGAAATGGCCTTCAGTCCACCGGAAACTGTCTTCAGCCCGGCCGAGACGATATCCCAGCCTTTGACCGCGAGCAATGCAATGGTGATGGCTTTCAACGCGCCGGATACCAGTGCGCCGTTCTGCTGCGCCCACTGTCCGACCGACTGCAGCCAGCCTCCCACCGTCATGAGCACGCCGGTCAAAGTGTTCAACAGTCCGGCGAAGCTCTGCGCCGCGGAACTGGCGGTGCGCGCGCTGTCGTTGAAGCCGAAGGCCTGCGAGACCGCGGCCGCCAATCCGGAAACCAGCGAGCCCAATCCGGAGATGACGCCGGTCAGGCTTTCAAGGAACGGCTGCAACGCGCCCGTCTCGATGAACGTGTTGACGAACGTCTTCGCCCATCCCGCCGCGTTCGACAACGCCTGCGCGACCGAAGCGACCACTCCCGCGAGCGCGCCGGCGGTTGTGGAGAACATTGTGGCGGCTTCGCCGCCATTGTTGAGTCCGCCTATGAGTGATGTGATTGCGTTCCAGAGGCCAGTGAGTTGGCTTTTGAGGCTGGCCGTCGCCGAGGCGAGCATCTGGAAGCCGGGGATGTTGGAGATCGTGTCGCCAAGGTTTTTGAGTTTCGCCTGTGTGGCGGGTATCGCGTTCTCGAGACCTTGTTGGAGTGCCGCTCCGACTTTTTGCAGGGTTGGTGTGACGGCTGCGGTGAATGTGTCGATGAGTGGGATGGCTTGGTTGAACAGGCCGCGTAAGCCGTCGAGGACTGGTGTGGCGGCTGTTTCTCCGAGTCGGCTCAACGCGGCTTTCACGTTGGCCAGGGCGCCGGTGAATGTGGTGCCTGCGGATAGTGCGGCGCCGCCTAGGCCTTCCTGCATGGCGTCGGCGAAGGTTTGGAAGTCGATTTTGCCGTCCGAGACCATGTCGGACACTTCGGCGCTGGTCTTGTTCAGGTGCTTGCCGAGCATTTGGAGGACTGGGATGCCGCTCGACATGAGCTGGAGCATGTCGTCGCCCTGGAGTTTGCCGCGGGCGGCGACGGAACCGAAGATCATGCCGATGTCGGTGAGGCTTCTGCCGCTGATCTGCGCGGTGTCGGCCACGGTCTTGAGGACCTTGGTGAGCTGGTCGCCTTCCTTGATGCCGGATGCTGACAGGCTGGCCGCGACGGTCGCGGCGTCACCCAATCCGAACGCGGTGCCTTTGACGGAGGCGAGCGCGTCGTTCATGATTTCGGTGACGCTCGCGCTGTCGTGGCCGAGGCCTTTGAGTTTGGCTTGCGCGTTCTCGATGTTGAGGGCGCGGGTGAAGCCGCCTTTGGCGGCCAATGCGGTGATGCCGCCGGCGAGGGTGGCGATCGCGCCGGTGCCGACCTTGCCGATTTTGCCGAATGCTCCGCCGATCTTCGAGATGAGGGTGCTGGAGCTTTTCTTGGAGGCGTTGTTGACGGCGTCGCCGATGTCGCCTTCGATGCTTTTGCCGAATCCTTTGCCGGATGGTTCGACGTGGACGTATGCGACGCCTATGTCCTGTGCTGCCATCGTGTTTCCTTATTCGTAGGTTGGGATTCCGATGGCGGTCGGAGTCAGAGGTCGTCGTTGATGTGGAAGTAGGCTTTGAGCCGTTCCCTGTCCTCGCGCTGTTGGCGGGTGAGGTTGTGCGTCGGGGTTGGCGGGCGGAGCGGGTCGTGCTCGTGGTCGAACCATGGGCGTTTGCGTTGTCCGGACAGCGTCCAGACCGCCTGTTCGGCTCCGTCGGGCGCGTAGAAGGCGTTCTGCAACGCCATCCACGAGTGGCTCGTATGGTCTTTGAGGATTTCGCGGGTCAACGCCCAGGCGAGTCCCCAATCGACTCGTGGACGTTGGCCTTCAAACCATTCCCGGAAGCGTACGGGCCTGTAGATCTGCCCGTACGCTCGGATCCAGTCGTAGGCTAGTGCCGCGCGATTGTTGTTCCAGAGGTGGGCGAGGTAAACGCTTTTGGGTCCAGTCCGGATTCCTCGGCCCACGCCTTGATGGTCGCGGTGAGGTAGGCCATCGGACGTTTGGTCTTGCGCAGCACGTTCCAGAAGTTCGGCTGCATCGTCTGGAAGTAGGCGAGGAACGTGCTCACGCAGGCCGTGGTTTCCTCGTCGGACAATGCGGGCTTGCTTTTGATCAGGAGGATGGCCTGGACGAGTTCGATGGGCAGTTCCGCGTTGTTGAGGTTCGGCAGGTCGAGTTTGACGCCGGCGACCTCGAGGTGCACGTCGGGTTTGAGCTCTTCCGCTTCGGTCAGGTCTACGTCCACGACATGGTATTCTTTGTCGCTCATGTTGGCTCCGTTCTAATGGTTGGCGGTTGAATGGGTGTCCCGTGCGGCCGACCGCCATCGGCCGCACGGGAAGAATCAATGGGTCACTTGGCGTCTTCGGTGACGAGGCCCCATGCGTGGAACTGTTCGCCGTTGGTGCCCTTGAGCATCTTGAACGTCATGCTGAAGTTCATGATCTCGCTGGATTTCAGGCTCACGTCGTCACGGTCGCTCACCTTCGCGTTGGTGCCGTACAGGAGGAACGGACGGTCCTGCTGGTCGAGCGCGACCAGCACGAGGATCCACTCCTTCTTCAATCCGGCGCCCTTGATGCTGATGCCGCCGTCCGAATCGACGTCCACGTCGAAGTAGGCCGACACCACATCCTTGCGGCCCTCCATGGCGGCGAGCTGCAGGGTCCAGTAGCCCGGATCCGTGTCGGACAGCACGATGTCGCCGTTGTGGGCCTTGTAGTCGGTGCTGTCGCCCGGTTCCGGATGCAGTACGGCGCCGTCCTCCGTGGAGTAGCCGATCGGCTTCTTGCTTGCCGGCGGGGTCCAGGCCACTCCGGTCGGAGCCACGAACGTGCTGTCGCCCTTGGGGAACAGGAACAGCGCGTAGTTCTTGATCAGGCGCACGTTGCCTGCGGTGTTGCCGTTGGACACGTACCCGTAGTCGGTCGCTCCCTGTGCGGCCTGCGTGCTGGTTTCGGATGCCGCCTGTTCGACGGCCGTGTTCTTACTATTGTCAGACATTCGTCTGCCTTTCGTTCTTCGCGTGTGGCGGCACGTTGTCTTTGGTTGTGTTTCAGTTGACGGTGACCTCGAGCAGGAGCACTCCGTACGCGCACACCAGCCTCTTGTCCTCGTCAGTCATGCGTACCGGCCCGGATTCGAGTGACGCGCTGATGAGCGGCGCGACGTTTCCGAGCCCGATGATCTCCCTCGCGATGTCGGCCCACAGGCGTGCGGCCTTGTCCCAGTCGCCCGTATGGTCCTCTCTCATGCATCGCACGCTCAGCCGCAGCCGCACGTACTGCGAGATTGGGGTGCTCATGCCTTGCATGGAGTCGGCCAGAGTGGCTTCGGTGAAGGGAGGTTCGAGGTCGCTTCGTTCGATGGTGTCGAACGTCACGTCCGGGAACAGTGTCCTCAGTTTGGGCAGGAGCAGGGGTTCCGTGCGCCGGGGAGTGACCGGGATGCTCATACGCGCATCCTTCCGAGCGTGTCCTCTAGCGTGCCGTGCGCCTTCTCCACCGGTGCCGGGCAGATGATCGCCACGCCGCTGCGGTTCTTGCCGTCATGGTCGCGGACCATGCAACGGTCATCCTCTACGGCGGCTTCGGCCGCGTCCCTCATGCGCGAGCGCAATGTCTCGTTTTTGAGGACCTGTTGGCTGAACGCCTTGCGGTTGAATACGAATCTGCATCGTTTGGCCATGCTTATCCTTCCCGTTCGCCCACGGTGATGACGTCGCCGATGTGGCGTCCGTGGAGGTTGTTCCACACTTGCGGCTTTCCTTTGACGGGCAGGAGGATGCCTCTGACTTTGATCAGGTCGGTGGCTTGGATGCCGGTCGGTTGGTTTCCGCGGATGTGGATCGTGTATTCGGTGGTCTGCGGGCTGGCGTTCTCCTCGGTCTGGTCGGTGGTGGAGGTTGGCGCGACCATCGCCTGGAACGTGCCGGCGCGGACGGGTTTGCCCTGGAGGGGGTTGCCGTCCGTGTCGGTGGTGGACTGGCCGCGCCACACTTCGATGGTTTCCACTAGGACGTCTCCCCCGTTGCCATGTCGACGCTGAACGCGCGCTGAGCGTTGATGCCAAGGATGCGTTTCTCGTCGTCGCGCAGCCAGAGATCGCCGGTGGGCGCTCCGAAACTGTATTGTTCGCTGAAGCTGCCGGTGGTCTGGTTCATCTGCGTGATGCCGCCGGGAATGTCGTACGGGTCGGCCTGCATGATTCTGCGGACGATGTCGCAGGTGATCTTCGTCAGCAGGCGTGGCCGTTCTTTTTGGAGACGTTGCCAGTTCGGGGATCGTTCCTTGATGTAGTCGGTCACGTCCGCGAGATGCGTGTCGGCCTTCTCACGTTCCTCGTCGGTGAGTTTGTGCCACCTCTGTTCGAGGTCGACGGAGGTGGCGAACACGTCTGGTTCGACAGTCATGTCGGACTCCGTCAGGCGGTGAGCAGGACGAAGCGGTTGATGTCGCGGATACGGAAGCCGACCTCGATTTCGATTCGCACGGCGAACATGTTGTGCTCCCACAGGTTGACCTGCTTGCCGTCGATGGTGATGGACGCCTGGTCGGAGATGCTGGTCTGCATTCCTTCGACGGAACCCCATGCGGCGGAGGAGAATTCGCCGCACACGCCGAGGATCTCTGCCTTGGCCGGTCCCGGTGTCTCGGATACGGCGGGCACGTGAACGCCCTTGCTGATGTAGGTGCGGTTGCCGAGCACGGTGCTCACGTCGGAGGCGGCGGTGCCGTTGAGGAACAGGGGGCGTCCGTTGTTGTCGGTCGCCTGCCGGAGCACACTGCGACCCTGGGTGCTCAACGCCCAACCGTCCACGGTTCCATCCGCTTCGGACACGAGGTCGTCGGCTTTGTTCAGGTTCTTCCACACGTCCTTGCCGATGCTGACGGTCTGCGCGCTCTTCAGGGTGTCGAAGTCCGCTCCCGGAGCGTCGACGAGACCCATGATGGTCTTGTCAAACGTGCGGGCGATGGCTCCCGGCCCCTTCGCGACCACTTGGTCGTAGAGAGCGCCGAAGTCTCGGCGGAACTGGTTGGAGAACGGCATGATGACCGCGATGGTGTACGGCAGCATGTCCTTCTTGCCGAAGGTGACGCCGCTCTTCGGCTTCTCCGCACCCTCATTGACCCATGCGGCCTCCGGGTCGCCGATGATGATCGGCACGCGAGCACCGTTGCCGGGCAGTTTCATCTCCGGCACGAGCTGCATGAACGCGCTCTTGTATTTTGCGGTCTGCAAGATCTCCGCCTGGGTTTCAGGGGTGAGGTCTAGACCGTTGCTTTTTCGGGTCATGGACGGATCTGTCATGGTTTGTCCTTTCAAATGAATGTTGTTTGCTGGTTGGCTCACAGGAGCGTGTTGCTCATGGCGTTGACGAAGTCCTCGCGGCTGGAATGTTTAGCCTTGGCCTGTCCGGTGCGGGCGCTCTGGTCCGCAACCGTGCCGCGGGAACGCATGTCGGCGAACACCTTCATGAGTTTCTCGGCGTATTCGCCAATCTGCTTCTCGTCGTCGCCCGCGAGGACGCTCGGGTCGGTGATGCCGTGTTTGGCCGCGACGTTGGCGCGTATCGTGGAGAGCTCCTTCTCGTGTTCGGCCTGTTTGGCTTCGCTTTTGAGCTTCTCGTTCTCCTCGAGCGCCTTGGAGAGTTTCGATTCGAGGTCGGCAGTCTGTCCGGCCTTCTCCTTGAGCTCCTCGTAGTCGCTTTTCCTGCCGCGTTCCCTGCCGAGACGCTCGTTGATTATGCGGTCGACTTCCTCCTGGGTGAAGGTCCTCAGCTTCGCGTTGTTCACGTCCTTTGGGGCCGGAGAGTGCTGTTCCGGCTCCTGTTGGACGTCCGCGCCGGTCTGGTTTTCTTCTGCCATGGTTGGTGGCTCCTTTGCTTGTTCTTGGTTTCCACGCCTGACGCCGGCGAGTTGACGGCCATTCTTGTTGGTTTCGCGCATGGCTGCGCCCCGCCCCATCGCTGGGGTGTGAAAGGTAAAAGAAAAGCCATCACGTTTCGACGTGATGGCTTTCTGGGATTCAGAGATTTCCCAGCGCTTTTCTTCGCGCGTATTCGGACCGCAGCTCGTCGGTCGACACATAGTCGCCGACGGACCAGCGCTTCTTTCCTTCGTTCCTGACCCATTCATATTCGTCCTGTGGCATGGAGATATCGCCATACTTGCGTTTGATTTCCGCAAGATGGCGCTCATCGGTGACTTCCTTCAAATCACCGGGCATAAACGTGAAACGGTCGGAACGATCCATAGGCTCAATCATAGCAGTCTCAGATAAACGATCGGTCTGCCGTCGGATGCTCCAAGCCCTTCGAAACGAAGAGCCCTTCCTCTCGGCAGAAGAATTTCGTATTCTCCCGGATGCTGAGTGATCGGCTCCACATACACGCCGGCGCTTCCCGGCGGTACCAGGATTCTTGTGGCGATGCGGTCTTCCCCATCAACGTCAATGCCTCCCTCCTTGATGCTGGTGGCCATGTAGCCGATGTGTTCGAAGGTGCGACCGGTATTCAAATCGAAAAGCGACTCCATGTCGTTGACGTGGAACGTCGACAACCGCATCTGCCTGTCGACTGTGAAACGTTCTCGGGTGATATGGTCGGATATCGCTTCGTCGATGCATTCGACCTGATGGATGACGTCTTTCGACGGGTTTCGTCCGCCGAACAGGTAGCCGTTGATACTTTTGTAGCTGTCTCCGGTCCAATCCATCAAAGCCGCGATCTTCTCGTCGTTGGAGAATCTATCTCCAGGCATCCTGACGCTATAATCCGACAATCTCGATAGTTCGGAAGCGCTGATTGGAATCGATTTGCCGCTCCATCGAATCGTCGGTTGGGCAGTCACACCATCATTGACCTCATCGTGATAGATGCGTCTCAATTGGGCTAGCGTGTCACGCCAGTCGCCGTCATCGCCGGCCGCAGCCTTGGCTGCCTGGTACATTTCACGATACTTGTCCGGATCGTATCCTTTGAGTTTGCTGCTGCCCCAGCTTGGCACGATGTCGCAGTCGCAGTCCGTATGGTATTGCATCTGCCGTCCGGCGGTGTCCTCGCTCAGGTAGGCGAAGCCACGCGAGGCGAGCATAAGGCAGAACGCGCATGTCTTAGCCCCTCGCGGCACACGCGCCCAGCGAGGCTTGGTGGGATCGTTGGCCACAGCCCTCTGCATGGTCAGCCGCCCGACGGTCTGAATCAGATTCTGCACGTATTCCAGCGCCTGCTCCTCGTCAGCGAACGTGGGCCACAGGTCGTCGATGGTTCTTCCGGCGTTGTTGTGAACGGCTCCGTTTTCATCTGGAATGACATCCTTGTAGTGCAATCCCATGAAGTCAGTGTTGTTGAAACCGCCTTCCATCTGCCAGACCGCGCGGTCGGCGGTGATGGAAGGCGGCTCGTATTCCGGCATATCGATTCCGCCGTACTGCGCCCACAGGTCGCGTACGTGGCCGTAGTAGTCGGATGCGAGCCTGCTGGCGGCGTCGGCATACCGGTTGATCTCCGCTTTGATGAGCTCCTGGCTTTCACCGTCCCAGACGAGGCCCGAGACACTGTTGCCGGCCTCCTTCTGCAGGCGGCTCATGGTGTCCGTGTAATCCTCATACAAATCATTGAGGTCGAGTTCAAGCCTTCTGCGTCGTTCCGGCGGCAGGTTCAGACTGTTCGGGCTCATTCATACCGCCTTCCCTCGCCGCCGTATCGGTCTGCTGCTCCGTCTGTTGGCGCATGCCTCGAATCTGATCGAGTACCTGACCGGCCTGGGCCTTGCGCTGGTCGGCCTTCAGCCGGACGATCTCGCTTCGGCTCAATCCGGCGCGTGTCATGCCGACCTCGCTGTTGGCGAACGAGTCGATGCTTCCAGCGAGCTTGCTGAATGCGTCGGCGCTCATGGAGCTCGACGGCGTGTTCGGGTTCTTCCAGTCGACCTGCAGTTTCATCAGCTCCTCGTCGGGCACGGATGGATCCTGCATCCGTGCCACAAGACGGGCTGCCTGCAGGATCGATTCACCGAAATCCCGGTCGCAATGGCGCGCCTCGATAATCAGGTCCTCACGTTGTGCCTCGGTCGCGTCGGCGGACGTCGGGTTCGCGTCGGACACGATGCCTAGCGAGCTGGCTGGAATGTTCATCGCACTGGCGAACATCGCCGCCCAACTTTTCAGCATCGTCAGATGCGGGTCCATACTCGACGCGGCCAGTTGCGTCACGGTCGGGGACTGCCCGTCGATGTCCTTGCTGATCATGTTGTAGCGACCCATATAAAGCTTTAACGCGTCGTCCGTGCCCAACGAGGCGAGTTCTTCGGAAGTGCCTGTCAGCAGGATTTTTGGGAACGCGTAGAATTCGGCATTCGCTTCGGCGCGCACGATGGTGCGGTTCGCGCCGTCGATGATGGCCATAGCGTCCCGGCTGATGCGGGAGCGTCCGAACGGTTTGACCTCGGTAGCCTTGTAGGCGAGGCGGAACACGCTGCACTCGTTGTCGATGGTGGGTTGCTCATCGTCCACGCGCCACCAGTAGCCGAGACGGCGCTGCACGCTGATGTTGCGGTCGGGCATGTAGAGCACGAGTCCGGTGGCCTCGTTGTTGTCGTCAACGTCGGTGATGGCCATGCACGCCCTGACCCGCCGGTTAGGGTAATCCCAGACGGCGGCCGAGCTTTCCGCGGTATGCGTGCGGATGAGCGGTCTTCCTTCGAAGTCCCGGACGACGCTGAGGAACGAACAGCCGTGAATGAGCGCAGTCTGGATGGCCTGCTGCAGAACGCTAGTGAATCCGATGCGGCTCATGAAGTCCTGCAGTTCGAACGGGTCATCCACGCCCGGCGAGACGAATCCCTCGAACACGCAAAGCTCAGCGAGCATATCCACAGCCTTGCGTGCCCACCCAAGCGGCGTGTAATGATCCTTGATGGACTTCGGCACAGTCAGTCCAAAATCAACCAGTGGCTCCTTGGCTTCGTAGTAGGCGGTGAGTGTTCGGTTGCGGCTCGCGTGGCGCGTCCATACCTCGGCGAGTTCGCGCAGCAGCGCGTTCTCCTCACCGGAGAGTCCGTCGATGTGCGTCGGCACGACGAGTTTCGGCACCGTTCCGGCTCCTCCCGTAGGTTTCCACCCGTCCGGCGCTGCCGTTGTCTGGATGTCGCTCATTTAGATTCCTCCGATAATCTGTCGTCTTCCGGGATGTCGGAGCGTCGTGAACGCCCCGTACAGGGCGAGCGTGGTGGACACGAGCGGCGTGATGTCGACATCACTGCCGAGTTTGTTCCAAGCGATCGCGCCGGACTGTCCCAATGGACGCGTGGTCGCACCCTTGACGGCCGCGGCCAGCTGCGGCTGGTATTCGTCCCGCGGGTGCTTGAGCGTTCCGGCTTTGAGCATGTCGAGGAACCGGCCGCATGCTCGGCCCATCTCCTGCATGTTCGTGACCGTGACCTTCACATGTGCTTTCTTCAGTTCCGGCAGCAGGCTCATGGCGGGCGACTGCGCGTCGATGACCACGCTGGCGGTCTTCGGCCAATGTTCGGCGAGCCAGTCCACGGCCCACATGGTTCCCGCCTGCCGCGCGTCCTTGATGTTCGCCATCTGGACGATGGCCGAACCGTCCGCGTATCGTAGCGCCGCTCCGATGGTCAGCACGCTCCTGTCCGGAGGCATGTCGATGCCGAAGCTCACCGTGCCGCCCTCGGGCACGTCGTCGACGGCCGCGGCCTGCCACAGGTCGGGACTGATGGCGTATGCGGTGGCGGTCTCGTCCCATATGCCAAGCGCCTCACGACGGAATGAATCGTCCGACAGGTTGTTGCGCATGCGCATGATTGCCTGTTCGCTTGTACGTTTCGGATAGCTGGGATTCGCTTTAGCCCACTGTTCGCGGTCGTCCGAATCCGCGTCCTTGTCGGCGGCAAGCTCCACGTAGAGGAGGTTTCCGTCATGGTTCAGCGCGTGCATGCGTTTCTCCGTGAACGCATCGCACTGGTCTCCCGGCTTGGGTGGATTGCCCATATACACGACCAGGGGGTTAGGACTCGTGTTCAAAACCGGAATCATGTTGTCCATCGCGCGCACTGTGAGGATCTGCGCTTCGTCGAACACGGCCACGTCCACGCTGTGCAATCCTCGGCCGAAACCGTTCTCGCGGGCGCCGAACATGATGCGGCTGCCGGACGTGAACGTGATCTCCTGTTGGCCGTTTGCTCTGCGGATGCGTTCCACGTACCGGCCGAGCACTGGATTGTGCTCCATCTCGCACATGTCCGCGAATGTCTCGTCGCTGGTGCGCGTATGGTGGGCGGTCCAGATGGCTTTCAGGTTCGGTGTGAGTATCGCCTTGAGGAACAACGCGGTGCCGACGGTGAAGGTCTTGCCGATCTGCCTGCAGCTGGACAGCACGGCGCCGTCCGCGCCACACGCATACTTGCCTTCCGCGTTCTTGGCGAACAGAAGCCACAAGAAGCCCTGCTGCCACAAGTCGAAACGGATGCCGGCCTTACGCGCGGCTTTGTTGATTCGAGTGAACTCGCTGCCGACGATGCCTTCCGGCTGGCGGAGGACCTTGGCGATTTCAGACAATCGACGCTCCGACATCGTCCGTCACCTCGTCTTCCTCATCGTCCAGCAGGTCGGTCAGACCGCCGCCTTGGAGCGCTTCGATGCGTTCGCATACGTCGATGAGCTGGCGGCTGATCGCGGGCAGCGCGTTCGCCGGCGTCGTGGGATCGGCCATGGCCTTGAGCAGCAGGTCACGGTTGTCTCGCAGTATGTCCAGCATGCTGCCGTCCATCATCCGTTCGAAGCTCCGCTGGTCGAGATCCTGCTCCGGCTTCTGTTTCGTTTCCACGGCTTTGACGGGCGGCTTACCGTTCCGGTCCCGTGCGGGCCTGTTCTTTTTCCGACGATAATCGGCTTTCTGGCGGCAGGACTTGGAACAGTACTTCTGCGGCCGCCCATGGCCGGATGGCTGGAATTCCTTGCCGCAGAGCTCGCACTTCATCGGCGCCTCCCTCGCTTTCCGACCTTTCGTTGTTTCCCCTGTTTCCGACGTTTGCATTCCGGGAGGGATATCGGCACTGCACCCGAGGCTACCCAAGGGGGTATGACCGGGTACCCTGCCCTGGTATCGGGTCAGATGCCGAACGTTTTGAACGGCATCGAGCTTGATTTCACTTCCTGTCTGCCAGCCAGCAGCGCTCGTGCGTGTTCGTCTGTCTTGTCGCTCTTCATCCTGTTGCAGATGCGGTGCGTGAGCCTGCAGTTAGTGAAGCTGTATGGATCGCCGCCCCGTGAGACCGGTATGAGTTCGTCTACTTCGGCGCTCATCGGATGTGGTGTCTTCAATGTCTTGTCGACTGGCTTGCCGCAGATGGCGCACACATCGTATGCGGCCAGCACTCTTTGCCTGAGCATGCGCCGCCGGTATCCGTTGCTGACCCGCTCGTTGCGTCGCTTGCTCATGGTCATTCCTTCGTATGAAGTCCTAGCATGGCCGACCACGTGTCGACTAGGGATCCCGTCATCTGCGGATATCCCCTCCCGAGGTTATTCATGGAGCGCCTTCGGCGGGATTCGAACCCGCGTATACACGCGGCCGCAAGGAAGAGGATCCGAAGATCTGCGACCGGTGCGATCTGCCACTGATTCCTACGAAGGCACGGACAGGCGGTTTGAGCATCACCGCATCACGTAAGCGCGGGATTGGCTTGCCTGCCGCTGTTGGTGTATGCCCACTCTGACGTGGAGCGGGCGGAGCGTGTCCGATATGCCGTTCGGACAGGACGGTGTTACGCAACCCAAGGAGTTAGGAGAATCCAAGGTGGATATGAGAAAAGGGTTCAAACCAAGTCACCTCGGTTTGAACCCTCTAATCCACTGACAATTATGCCTTGCACTTCGAGAAACGTCAAATCGAGTCGCGTCGGGAAAGCTGCCTGTGCACGTCGGCGAGACGGTAGAGCGGCTGTCCCTTCCCGTTCTTGCCGGCTGGTTGGATCCTGCCACGACTGCGCCACGAGTAGATCGTGTTCACGCCGCATTGGAACCCGCATTCGCGCAGGAGTTCGGCGCATTCCCCTGCCGTGAACGCTTTGCCGGATGCGATGCACTCTTTCAGGAAGCCGAGCCGCACGTCCACCACGCGGTAAGTGCCGCCGCATACGGGGCAGGTGACCTCGACCGCGTCGATGGGCGCCGACAGTTCGACACCGCACAATGGGTTCGGGCATCTTCCGATGCCGTGCTTGGAGGGCGGCACGTCGATGATGTCCAGCGTCTTTCGAACCATCGACTCCCACTCATGGTAGAAGTCGGCGATGTCAGGCAGGCGGCGCAGTCGAGGACTGCCGGCGCAGACACGCAGCATGTCCACCAGCGGCGGATGCACGCCACAGGTAGCCCAAGGCATGGCGGGCGGAGCATACAACCGGCGCCAGAGTGCGATCGCGGCATCCTCGATGGCCTGCATGTGGTCGAGCACCGGCAATCGGATTGGCGTCGGCGCGGCTGGAAGGTTGACGCGTCCAGGCTGGCGGCCTCCGTAGTGCGCGGTCGAGTCCAGGAACTCATGCAGCGAATCCAACCATGATGGATATTCCCGCAGCCAGCCGCGCATCAGCCCATCGCATCTCGCGCACATGCTGTCGCCGACAGCGCATCCTCCGCCGCAGACGAGGCACACACCGGCGAGCGCTGGTGTTGTTTGGCTGGTGTTTGTTGTGGTGTTGGTGGTGGTTGGTTGGGATTCGTTGGTTGGTTCGTACATTTGTTCGATTCCCTCCGGCGTGGTAGTCTGGTTTGTGGTAATGCCAGAGCCCGGCCGGAAGGTCGGGTTCTTTGTTTATTCGGTGGCGGAGTCCTGTTTTTCGAGGTTGACGTGTTCGATCTTGGCTCTATGGCGGAGCAGATTGGCGTATGCGTCCATGACATCAAGCTGCCTGCTCAACAGAGTGATCGGGCAGGTAGGCTCGAAGTCGAGCGTGCCATCCGCATACCGCTGCAGCATGTCCCTGAGCCTGCCGGCACGAGCGGCCAACTCACGGTATTCGACACGCATGCGGTCCTGGTAGCCGGAGGCCTTGGCGCTCGCGGGTTCCGCTTGGTCGGCGGCGGCGAGCACTTCGATGGCTTGGCGCAGGTATCCGTCGCGGATCCATTTGGATGCGGTCCGCCATTCCTCATGGATGATTTCGGTGGAGTCCTTGCGGAGCGCCCATTTGAGCCCGAACAGACGTTCGGCTACGGCTTCGGTGCGCGCGTCGATCGGCGGCAGTGGCGGGTCTAGTGTTTCCTCACTCATTTCGTTTCCTTCCTCTTTTGATTGTGCATGGTCTTCCAGGTCTTGTGTCGCAGCAGCCACACCACCCATTCGGGCAGTTCGGTCCAGATGGTCAGATGTGAGGACGCGGCGTATAGCTTCCACCACCTGCCGCAGATGACGCAATGCTCTATATTTCGTGATAACTCTATCTAATCGTTGGAATGAAGCCGTTTCTCAATGGTGATGGATTGTCGCACCACTCGAGATACCACTCCCAGAGTGTCGTTGGATTCATCATTTTTCCACTGCGGCGGTCACCACCTCTTCGGTTGGCGGTGGATGGATAAAGAGAGGCGGAGCCTTGCATTGCCTGACTCCGCCTTCCATGGTGTTTTTCTTGTGTTTCGACTTGCATTACTTTATTTACTGTGCTAATATAGTTTATGTCAAGGAAAGGAGGTGAACATGGAAAACATCTGGCAGACCGTCAAGGACATCGCCGCGATACTCGGCGACATCGGCTCCGCGCTGGTCGGAATATCAACCGTCATCCTGATATTCATCCACCGGCCAAGCCGACACGGACGGCGCTGAAAACCGAGTCCCGGATTCTCTACCTATCCGGGACTCGGCCCCACCAGATTAACCCATGCGCACAATGAAGGACAAACTAATCAAAATCGCGTTCGCGGCAGGAATCGTGAGCCTGCTGCTCGGCGTCGGCGGCAAGGCCCTCCCGGCAGGCACGCTCGGATGCTTCGCCGGAATCCTCGCCCTCGCCTCCACGAAATGGGAGGACGGCGAATGACCACCGAATACCTGGGCGTCACCGACGTGGCCAAACGGCTCGGCATCAGCACGGCCGCAGTCAGCGCCTACAAGCTCCCCGAGCCGGACGCCACGATCGGCCGCACTCGCGGATGGCTCCCCGACACCATCGACCGATGGAACGCCAGTCGCCCCGGTCGCGGCGTCGGCGGAGGACGCCCACGCAAGAACAAGACCGAATAACAAGAAAAGCCCCTCCCCCAGCCTTGGCTGAGAGAGGGGCAACTTCGTATGGACTTAGCGGCAGCTTAACAGCTGTTAAGTCCGATACGAAGTTCTGTTAAGTGTTGTCGCTGATTTTGTGGCAACGCTTAATCTTTGTCGGAATCATCGTCCGGCTTGGTGGCCGTGAGCTGGCTCACGCCGATCAGAGCGCCGACGAAAACGCCGACGGCGTTGATGGTCGTGACGATCTCGCCGCAATGAGGCAACCCCCACTGCGGGCCGACCACGCCGACCAGCCATGCGACTGCCGGCAGAGCTATCAGCGCGACCCACTTGAGGATCTCATACGCCTTGTCGGGCAGGAGATAGTCAAGCTCGGTCTTGGTGTCCTTATCCATTTCACACCTCCTTAAGTGTTGCGGAAGACCGCGGCTCCACAACATTTAGAGTCATGGAGCCGGAATAAGGTCAGCGGAGCCGCTGGCCAGGATAGATGACGTACGGCGAGCGGAGGCCGTTGCGGGCGGCCGCTGATGCCCAGCCGGAGCCATAGATGGACCACAGCGATTCGCCTGCGCGAACCACATGAGTGGAGTAGCCGGATGCGGCCGTGGTGGTCGTGCCGTAGTAGGTGATGACCTGCCCCACATAGATCCGGTTGATGTTGCCGGATGGCACGCGCCATGCGGAGGCCGGCTTGAGGCCGGTACGCTCGGCTATCGCCGATACGGTGTCGCCGGAGCGGACAACGTAGGTGCGGGTCGTCGTGCGTGCGGTGGTCTGAGCGGAGGAGCTACCGCCGAGCTTGGAGTTGACGATCGCCATGACGGCGTTGTAGTTGCCGCCAAGACGGTTGATCCTCTCCTGGCCGTTGCCGTAGTCTCCGTGGATGACCTTGTCGGCCAGCACGTTGAGGTCGGTCGGCGTCTGCTCCGCGGGCTTGTTGACCTGCGGTGCCGGAGTGACGGTTCCGGTGGAGCATCCACGGCGTTCGCCGCACGCGATCTTCTTCCAGGCGGTTCGGTCGCCGTAGAAGCGGTTGAGGTCGAGTGGACCTCGGCCGTCGATGTAGCCGGTCGAGCTGTACTGGGTCATGCCCTCGCCGGACACTCCACCGTTCCACGGAGAGCTCTGGTAGCCGGTCGGGGCCGTGTTGGCGTACTGCGCCACCCAGAGCATGCACCGCTGTCGCACCCAGGTGTTGACCTGCCAGACAGCGGACCGCTGGACGTAGACGATGGGCCAGACCTGCGTGCGATCGTGCACTCGGGTGACCCATGTCTGGATCCATGCCGGATTGCCCCAGTTCGGGTTGACGGTCGCGCAGCCGTATCGCCCGTAGGCGAGGCACTGCTCCCAGTCGAGGGCGAGTATGGAGCGTCCGACGCGTCCGGAGACGGCGTTGACGAAGGTGTCGGCCTCCGCCGTGGCGTTGCCGCCGTTGGCGAAGTGGTAGACGCTGGTCTCCTTGCCGGTGCGGTCGGCGTTGGCCAGCTGCGTGGCGTAGTTGTTGTTGCTCCAGTAGAGCCCCTGTGTGGCCTTGACGATGATGAAGTCGGCTGAGATGGCGGACGGTATGTCAGACGACTGGTAGCCGCTGATGTCGACGCCGTTGAGGTCGGCCATCGCGGCGGGCGCCACGGCCATGGTGATGGCCATGACCACGCCGGTCACCGCCAGCCGGATTCGTTTGAGCCACGGAGGCTTGTGCTTGCGCATTCATTTCCTTTCTCTTGATGAAACGGGAAACCCCACGTTTTCACGCGGGGTTTCATGGCTGATGGCGTCACATGTGGGCGCCACGGTTGAAAAGCAGGACGAGCGCGGCGAGACCTATCCAGGCGATGACGAAGGTCATGCGTCCTCCACGGTCTCGGGCGCCACGTCGGCACGCAGCTCGTCCGGCAGGTGCGGTTTCGGATGCCTTTTCAAAAAGTCGGGCTCGACGATCTCGCAGAACTGCTGAAGCCAGTGGAAAAGCGAGCGTGTGTAAGCTGTGAGCGCGAAGTATTTGCGCTGCTGGACCTCCAGATGCTGAATCTGCTCCTCCTGCGACTCGACCTGCTCGCGCAATGGCTTGATGACGGAATCGGTCAGGATGTCGCACGCCTTCGCAGCGATGTCCGCGGTGTCCTTGCGACGGCTGGAGATGGCGCCAATGATGGCCCCGACTCCCCCGCCGCCGACCAGCGCGACGAGCAGAGACGTCCAGAATTCCGTGCTCGAAAAAAGCGGTGGCATCAATCCTCCCAGGGATCAAGCTTCGCCTGAACGTCGTCACGATATTTCTCGGGCACTTCGTCCAATTCCATGCGTCCGGCCTTGACGAGACGGACATACATGCGGACGGCTGCCGCGCGGTTGACTTTGGCCATGGTCACTCCTCCTTTCCGGATTTGTCTGTGTCGACGGAATCGATGTGGCCGGTGGTGGTCTTGTCATCGGCCACATCGGTGTCGGACGGCGTGTGGTTGGCCGAGTCATCTGCGGAATCATCGGTGGAGTCATCTGTGGAATCGTCGGCGAGGAGGTCGGCCAAAAGCTGGGCGTTGTCCAGTGAGGACTGCTCCAGCGCAGTGATGCGGTCGAGCACCGGCTGGGAGCTGGTGACGTCGCCTTCGAAGAGCATGTCGGCCTGCTCGATGGCCTCCTGCTCCTGCAAAGGGAGCACCTGGTAGGATTCGATGGCGGTCCATTCGCTCCATGCAGGTGTCTGGTCGGTGGCCTCGTGGGTGACCTGCTTGATGTTCTTGCGGATACGGATGTCGGCCGTTCCGTCTCCTCGGGCGTGGTAGTCGAGCTCCTGCAATTGCTCGGAGGATGATACCTTCTGGATCATTGTGTTGTCCTTCCTGTTTTGGCGGCGGAGACCACGTGTCTCGCCTGGTGGAAAATCCTGTCGATGTCGTGGCGGCGGCGGAACGCCACGCTGTCGGAGTGGTAGAGCCATCCGTAGTAGCTGATGCATTTGCGCGCCATGGCCATGGTCATCGGACGTTTCGCTGCGCGGGAGTAGGCGCGTTCGGCTCGGAGGAATATGGCCGGTCTGACTCCGGTGCGTCCTGGACGGAACGTGTAGCCGACCATGTCTATCGGCTCCACTTCGATGTGCTTGACGTTCCAGGTCGGGTGGATCTCGAGATGCAGCCGGTCACGCAAAAATCCTCGGAGGCGTTTGACCGCGATGGTCAGGTCGCGTTTCGACCGGCCGATGAGCAGTATGTCGTCGGCATAGAACAGCACGTGGGTGACGAGACGGCGCCGTATCTCCTCGCCTTGCCTCCTGCGGCTTCGTCTGACGGCGGAGAGAGATCCCTCGGCGTAATGCCATGCCGCGGAAAGGTAATAGTTCGCGAGCCATTGCGAGAGGTACGAGCCTATGTTCAGGCCGCGGTCTCCGCGGTATTGGTCGACGAGTGTGAAGACGAGCCGCAGAAGACGCCTGTCGCCGACGTCATGGGCGAGCATCGTTTTGAGCACGGCACGGTCGATCGACGGATAGCATTTGACGACGTCGAGTTTGACGAAGACCCTGCTGTCGCGCTCCCTCACCCATTTTCTGATGGCCTTGCGCGCGTCGTTGATGCCACGGCCCGGGATGCTGGCGGTCTGCCAGCGTCCTATCTTCGCGTGGAACAGCGGCATGAGCGCGCGGGCCGCGACGTAGTCGTGGATCTGATGCTCGATGGTCTCCCTGCCGATGATCCTGACCTTGCCGCTGATCGGCTCGACGTGCCGGTGGTATGTGATCGGCGGGAGGTGGAATTCGCCGGTGCGGATGTCGTCGGCGACCTTGCGGGCGAATCGGTCGAGGTCGGGATGGCGTTCGAGGAATCGTCTGGCGTCCCCTCTGTGGCCTTTGCCCTTGAGGCAGGCGTCGATGCATTCCCGAACGAACGCCGGATCGGTGACGGGTGAATGTCTGCAGTATGTTTTGATTTTTCGTGTCCTTATAAGCTATGGGGACAATGGCGGCTTTCGATGCGTCTACCGGCCGCCTTCTCGGTTTGATTTTCGGAACTGGCCGGGGCTGGGCCTCCTCGCTTCCCACGCGGGAGGTAGTCGTGACGGAATGGTTGTTTTTGCTGTCCTCATGGGCGGCCGCCGTAGTTCCACCACGTGTTCGCGAGGCCGTTCCTGCAGTTCGAGCAGAACAGTCCACAGTGCGAACCGTCGTTGAGATTGCCGCCGCGGTGGAGCGGAGACGGATGGAACCCCCGGTGGTGTCGTCACGAATCCCCTGATGGTTCGGCGGGGCGAGTGGAGGGGGCGTCGCCCCCTCGCTTCGCTCACCCCCACCGGATTCGGGCTACGCCCTCGTCCGGCCGAGGGTCGATAGGCGGCCGCCGAAGTCCCACCACGCGCTCGCGAGGCCGCTCCAGCAGCCCGAGCAGAACAGCCCACAGAGCGAACCGTCGTTGAGACCGCCGCCGCGGCGGAGCTCGTGGAGTCCGGGATTGCTGATCGGGTTGATGAGCGTCGCGTCGGACAGGCCGCTGGTGCTGGTGCCTCCCCACTCTGTCGGGATGGTCATACCGTGGGAGAAGGTGAAGCCCTTGGCGTACTGCCAGTTGTTGTTGGTCTTGTCGGCGAGGGTCGGGAAGTCGCCGAGGTGGACGTAGTCGGAGGTGATGGCCGACTTGGACGCCTTGGTCACGTCGAAGACCTTCCAGATCTCGGTGTGGCCGGCTGTATCGGAGTCCTTGACGTTGTTGAGGATGACGTCGGATTCGACCTCGTAGACGCCGGTGAAGATCTCGATGCCCTGGATGCGGATTGGCTGGTGGCTGCGCGGGATCGCGTCGGTGGCGTATCCGTCGGTGCCGAGCACGCCGTCGGTGGCGCCGGTCGGCCATGGCATCTGGGTGACGTGCATGGCGGTCGTGGTCGTGAATTTGCTGCCGGCCACGTTGATGGCGGTGGTGACGGAGTCCACGACGGTCTTGGACAGGACCTTCCGCCAGGATGCCGCCTCTCCGACCTTCGGGTCTCCTCGGTCGGTGCCCGAGCCGACGGAAATATAGGAGCCGACGTCGATGTATTGCGCGTCGGTCGTCTTGACGAGCGCTCTGGTGACGTTGGCTTCGGCCTTGCTGATGGTGATCTGCCCGTTGCCTCCGAAGTCTCCGCCGAGGGTGTTCTCGATGTTGCGGTCGGCGTATTTGAGCATGTGCATGAGCTGGATGTACCAGGTGTCGGCCACGGTCTTGCCGCTCCAGCCCTTGCCTTTCTTCGCGGCCTGATCGATGCAGCCGTTCTGCGAGCCGAAGGCGGTGGACGTCTGCTTGCCGGTGAAGGAGTGCGGGATGCCGGAGCCGTCGCACCATGCGCGGTACTTCGCGAACAGCATGCACGGGCGGAGCGAACCGTCTGGGAGCATGGCACCGGGCATGGGCACGAAGCCGTCGTATTGGACGCCGCTGTAGCTGAGGGTCATGTACTGGGAGTCGAGCTGCAGGCGGTAGAAGCCCGTGGCGGTCATGACGAGCGCGTCGCCGTGAGAGCCGTCGGCGGACCATGTTCCGGCCTTGTCCTTGATGGCCGTGACGAACGGCTGGCCGGCGTCGTCGACGCCTCCGTTGACGTCCCACACGCGGAAAGCCGGGAGCGAGCGGTAGTCGTCGCGGCCGCTCACGGTGTTGGTGGACGGGACGATGGACAATCCGGCGTTGTCGTCGAGTTTCACGCCCTGCGTGCTGTTGGACGTGGTCCAGAGCGGGAACCGGACGGTATAGATGTTCGGGTCCGCGTGGGCCGCGAAGTATTCCGCGAGATTGGTTACGCGCCCCGTCGACGCGTCGTATTTGAAATTTGCGCCGTCCTTGGACTTCTGCGCGCGTTCCAGCCGGACGTAATCGCCCAGACGGATCACTTTGTCTGCATTCACCATTTACGTTCCTTTCTACTCAGGCGTTGATGGCATCGACGGCCCAGTCGATGTCGGATTGGTCGATGTCGGACAGCGGATTCCCCGCGTTCGGAATCAGCGTGTCCGGGTCGACGGTGACGAGGTCGGCGAAGTTGACTGGATTGGCGCTGTCGGGCACGTCGAAGGTGACCTTGAATTCGTGCTGTGTTCCGGCGCCGACATGCAGCTGATAGGCCCAGTCCTTTCCGGTCGGCGGAAGATTCAGCGTGATGGTGCCGTGCTGGTCGAGCGCGGTCTTGAGCGGTTCGTCGACCACGATCTTTTTGGTGGCGGTGGCGAAGCGGCTTGTGGGCGTGACGCTGATCGAGTCGTTGGCCAGGTCGACGATGCCGTTGGCGTCGAGTTTGCCGATGTCGATTTTGACTTGTGTCATCCGTGTCCTCCTTTAGAACAGTGGTTTGAAAAACGAGGAAAACCCACAAGCCGGAACGTCCCGCCGGAACGATGCCGATTGTGGGTTTTCACAAAGTGAAAGGTGTGAGAAATGCTGTTGGGAACGTTCGTGGATGAGGTCTGGTGGCCTGCCTGTGCGAAGCTCCGCGAGTGCACGAGGGTGGGCTACGAGTCGTCTTACCGTTGCCACATCCGGTCGAGGTGGGGTGGCGTCGATTTGGAGTCGATCACCGCATCAGACATCGAGGAATGGTTGGGATCGTTCGAGCAGGCAGGCGCCGCACGCAAGGCGTGGGCCGTGCTGAGGGCGATACTGCGGCTCGCCTACCGGCGCGGGGTCACGGACAATGACGTGACCAG